AGAGGTCTGACAGTTTTTATCCGTAGAATTCGTTAAACTCTTGAACGGTCATTTTACCTTTATAGGTATCACAGCAGAACACCTGCTCTGAATCCATTTCGCTTTCACAAAAGCAACAGATGAATTCTGTTTCATTTAGTAAGTTCATTTTGAACCCCTTTCTTTATCTATGCTTACAGCCTAGCATAGGGGTCTGACAATTTTGGTCATTTTTGGTGAGCATTTTCTGTGACCTTAATCACACGATCTTAACTTGACAAACCCAAAAATTTGGGGCGGGAGGTTATCCACAGGATTGTCCACAGGTGTGGATAAAAAGTTTACCAAATGTTTACCTAAATTAGGTGTTTCTGGCTTGAAATTGTCAGTGGTGTGTGATTGAATCATAGTATTAGATAACAACAAGAAAGGCTAAATCAAATGAATGAATTAGCATTAGAGCAAATCACCAAGGCATCTTGCCTAGTGTGCGGTGACAAGTTAGCACCGTTTGAAATTGAATCCGCTATCTGCATTATGTGTGAGGACTAAGACTATGTTTCTATTTCACTTGCGTGATGTATTGCTAGGCATTGCGGTATTTTCATTACCTGCACTACTACTTGAACTACAACTACTAGTCATTGGTTTAAATGGTATGACTGGCAATGTTATGATTGCCACTGCCTTTATTGGTGCAGTGTGTGCTACTGGTGCAGTAGTTATCGAAATGATTGAGGGGTAAATGGAAATAGTTTTATTCATCATCATTGGATTATTTCTTGCAGGTGTCCTATCCTCTTTAGGGTAGGGCATCTCTTTCTTTTTTATTTCTAGAACCGCATTATGCTTGTTTCAAATAACCGCATTATGCTATGGGCTCACTACATAAAATCAAAAGCTTTCTGTAATTTATGCATCATACATATTAAAATCACATTCACATTTTTGTGAAATTAGACCTGCAAAAGCTTTGCAATAAGGATTTTGATCAAATTTAAAATTATATTCACATTTATGGGTATATATATAACAATTTGGTAACATTTAGATAACAGTATAATAACAGTTGAATATTCAACTATTCATTTGGTATAATATCTATACACATTGCCTTATGGGATGTGAATTTAACTCGCTTAAAAGGAGCAAAACATGAAATATACAACAACGTGGGCTACTGACCCATATATGATCGGATGGGAAAGCTTTTTTCCAAAGCTAGAAACTCTAGCAAAAACAAATGCAACTAGCTTTCCTCCATACAACGTTAGAAAAATCGGTGATGATAAATTTGTCATTGAATTGGCAGTAGCTGGATATAACAAGTCAAATCTAACTCTTACTGAAGAGGATTGCTGTTTGACAGTAACTGGAGAACTTCCAGAGACAAATGATGAATACATCCACAAAGGAATTGCAGGGCGTAAGTTCACAAGAACATTCTCCCTAGCTGAGCACATGGAAGTAGAATGTGCTGATATTACAGATGGTATTCTATATGTTTGTGTCGTGAAAAACATTCCCGAACACAAAAAGCCTAAAACAATTGAAATTACAAATTTCGAAGAAGGTAGAAAACGAAAGTAATGTCACAAAGAAAGAGCCCTAGAGAAATCTAGGGCTTCTTTTTTTATTCTTCTTCAGAATTTTCAGTATCTGGTAAAGCGAGGGTGGGAATTGGAGACATTAAATGTCCTTGACGATGAAGTTCCATAAGCTTCATCATATCTTCACCTTTGCCTTGAGCATCAGCAATTAATGTCAATTGATCGTAAATACGACCTAACATGATATATAGGATAGTTCCTAAGTTATCATTCATTGACTTAATTTCTTGATCCTCTAATGCATCTTCAATTTCACTCATATTGTTCCTTTGTCCGAATATAAAAGTATATCATACGGGGATATGCTTTGTCTACTTTTATACTATGCTTGCATGTTATATTAGTATATTTTAGCATTATGGGTATGGGGTTGTTCTCGTCCGCCGAATTTTCAATTTTTAAATTTTGATTTTTCGAACCGAAATAGTGTATAATATAAATTACCGTTTATCACACGATAACGCCGAAAATAATTGGAGAAAAAATGAAACTAACGCCAGCTAACATTGCAATTTTGCAATCATATGCTCGTTCTTTCCTCGGAGCTGCTGTAGCCCTGTATCTTGCAGGTGTAACAGATCCGTATCTATATCTAAATGCACTTATTGCAGCAGTAGCACCAGTTGCTATTCGCTACTTTAATAAGAATGATATTGCATTTGGTAAAATCAGTGGCAAATCTTCCCCTGATCAGGTTGCAGCAGAAGTTGTTGCAGCAGTGAAGAAGGCTACCAAAAAGGTACCTGCCAAGAAATCCACAGCAAAGAAGACTACTTCAAAGTAGTTCTTGTGGGAGTGTATAACTAAATATGAGTGCCAATGAATTCCTAATGATGTTAGCTGCTACAGTTACAGCAATTGGAGTTATTGGTGTTGGGGTTTACAAAGCCTCAAAGCTAACAAAAAGATTTATACACTTCCTAGACGATTACTTTGGCGAAGAAGAAAGACCAGGATTTGAAGGTCGTCCTGGACTACAAGAAAGATTAAGGTTTATGGAAGAAGAAATTGCTTGCATATCCTTTGAAATGAGACCAAACCACGGAACATCTATTAAAGATGCAGTTGCCCGTATTGAACAGCGTTTAGACAAACTAGAACAAAAGTAGAAAAATGAGAATTAGCTTTAGCAATGGCTGTGGTGCTCCACAGACTGGGCATGGTTACGTTACTATGCGTTTATTAAAGACCATAAATGAAACAAAGCACAAGATCTATATCGATAGAGGTGCTGACTTAGAGTTTAATTTTACCCATCCAAATTTTTACAAATTTTCAGAAGATACCAACTCCGTAAAAGTTGGATACGTTGCATGGGAATCTACAGAATTGCAAGAAGGATGGAAAGACATAATCAACTCAAAATGTGATGAGTTATGGGTTCCAAACAAATTTACAAAAGATGTTTTTGAAAACTACTTTGACAGAGAAATATTTGTATTTCCACATGGAGTAGACGAAAGGTTTGTTCCTAAGAAAAGGTCACTAGAGGGTCCTGTAAAGTTTCTGCACATTGGCTACCCTGCACTACGAAAAAACCTGCCAGATGTCACTAAGGCGTTCCTAGAGCTTTACAAGGGCAATATGGATTATCACCTAACAGTTAAAACATATGAGGGTGCAGATTTTGATCCAGGAGAGCCCAACATAACTGTAATAGCCAGAGACATGACGTATTCTAATCTAATCACATTAATGCATGAGCATCACATTCTTCTTTACCCATCTTGGGGAGAAGGATTTGGACTAATTCCACTTCAAGCAATGGCTACTGGTATGCCAGTAATAAGTACAGAGGAATGGTGTGATTATAAAGAATTTAATCTTGGTCTTGGCATTGGATCGGACTTAGTTAAAAGCCCATGGCAAAAATGGCATCCTGGAAAAATGTATAAGCCACTGTATTGGGACTTTGTAGGAATGATTGAATATGTTGTATCTAATTATGAAAGCCTGGCAACCAAACAGTTTGAACTAGCTCCAAAAGTACATGAAAAATATGATTGGAATCGTGTAGTTACTGAACATTTTGATAATGTTGAGTCACGATTAATGCTATAATCAAAGTATGGCTATTCCAGATACTATTACAATTACAGAAGTTGAAATACTTGATACCATAACAGTTTCTCCAGTAGAAGAAATTAATTCTGTATCCGTTAATACTGTCCAAGATGTAGATGTGGTAACTATTGATACCACCGATTCTATTACTTCAGTTACCCTTACAGATAATGCACCAGACTTAGCCGTACAAGTTTCAAACGTTGAAACTACTGCTATGGTTCAGTCAGTAAATGGTAAAACTGGACATGTAACCATAGATTATCCAGATATTAACGCTAATCCAGTAAATCATGTTAGATATGTTCATACTCAAACTGAGGTATCAAATGACTGGACTATTAATCACAACCTTGGGTTTTTCCCAAATGTGACAATATTAGATAATGACACTCCACCCAGAATTATTGAGGCAGATATTCGATATTTGAACACAAGTTCTGTTAGAATTATTATGAATACATCTATGAGCGGTACTGCATACCTAACCTAGTTGTAAATTTAAAATAGGGAATTGAACAACATGGCATCTAGACTATTTACAGTCGATTTAGACCTTGGACTTAACAAGGCAAGAAGATTTATCTTTGAAGATTTTTCAACTAATCCAACAGGAACAACAGGTAGAGTAATCTACTGGACAGCTGGTGATTCCTCAGCTAACCACCTAAAGGTATACAACGGTACTGCTTGGAAGACACTTGCTTATACAGATGATGCCCCAACCGTTTCTATTTCCCTTGATGCCCCAGACTTATTTACAGTATCAGGTTCTCCTGCGAGTGCAACTGGAACTCTAGCCTTTGAATGGAATACGGCAGCAGTTAACACTGTTCTTGCTGGTCCAGGAACTGGTTCAACAGCAGCTATTCCAACATTTAGATCACTTGTAGCAACAGACATTCCAGATATTACATCTGGAAAAATTTCAGATTTTAGCGAAGCGGTAGCAGACACTATTGGTGCAATGGTAACATCAAACACTGAAAATGGAATTTCTGTAACTTACCAAGATGACGATAATACACTTGACTTTGACGTAGCAGATTTTTCAATTACCCTTTCTGGTGATGTTTCAGGTACTAATACCGTAACAAATCTTGGTAACGTAGAAATTACAACGGCAGTAGCAGATGATTCACATAATCACACAACTTCAACGCTAACTGGAATTCAAGAGTATGTGGAAGACACCGCTTCTACAATGATTACTGCAGCTACTCACGATGGAATTTCTGTAGCATATACAGATAACTCAACTGGGGCTGGAACTCTAGCCTTTACAAACACGGATAAAGGTTCTTCACAAAATATATTTAAGACAATTGCAGTTTCTGGTCAAACAAGCATAGCTGCAGATACCAATGCTGATACTTTAACAGTTGTTGGTAGTGGAATAGCCGTAACAACAGATGCAACTACAGACACAATCACTTTTACCAACTCTGGCGTAACAAGCATTACTGGAACAGCCAACGAAATTGAATTAAACGCTACTGGAGTAGGTCCATACTCTGGATCCGTAACGATTGGTCTTCCAAATGATGTAACAATTGGCGGAACCCTTACAATAACTGGAGACCTTGACGTTACTGGTTCAATTAATTCAGTTTCAACTTCAACAATTAATGTTGAAGATAACTTGTTCTTACTTAATTCAACTGTAACTGGAACTCCTTCTTTGAATGCAGGTCTTGAAGTTGAGCGTGGATCGTACACAAATGCTTCAATTTTGTGGAATGAAACATCAAATCTTTGGACTGTATCAAGTCCTAAAGATACTGCAGATGCAGCAGTAGAGCATTCAATTGCCAGAAAGTATGCTACTGCTATAAGTGGATCAGCTACTTCATACACAATTACACACAACTTAAATACAAGAGATGTCACCGTTCAAGTTTATGAAACTGCTTCACCTTATGCTCAGGTTGAAACTGCTGTTGAGTATGCCACAGTAGATACAGTAACCGTATACTTCAATACTGCACCAACATCAGGGGATTATCGAGTAGTGGTGACAGGTTAATGTTACCAGGATTTAAATCGTTCAAAGTATATCGTGGAGATACATTTGCTTTTAGAATGACTCTAGCAGACGGATTAGTCAGATACAATGTTACTAGTCATAACTTTGCTGGAGAAATTAAAGAGCGTGGAAAATCTGATGTAGTTGCATCGTTTACTTTTACTATAGAAAATGCTTCCCAAGGAGTAGTATTAGTTACTCTTCCTGCTACACAGTCTGTTAATTTAGTTGCAGGTAAAAAGTATGTTTATGATATTGAAATGACTAACTCTAATGTTATATCTACTATTCTGCAGGGACCTATATTAGTTACTGGAGATGTTACCGCTTAACCTATATTTTTTATATTTAGGATATTTGCTAACCTCTCCCCCCTACCCCCCAGTAAGAATTATATCAAAACTTTTTCTCTATGCAAAATCAAAACACCGTATTTATTGAAAAACACAATTATAACGATTGTGTAAAGTTTTGAATTACAAGTTTTATTTTCTTTTCTAAAAAGTCTCCAGGAGTAAGTTTAGTGTTACAAGCTATACATAAAAAGTAAACTTCATCTTCTTCATTCATCCAAGACACCATTGGTAAGTGTTCGTTATCTAATGGGCAAAGTATTTGCTTAGCCATTCCTAAATTTGCTAGTTGTAAATATTTATGAGCTTCTTGTATTGTTATCATCTAACAATTCTACCCTGAGTTGACCATTAACGATACGTCAGGTACAATAGTATCTACCTCCCATTCAGGAGGATAATCTTATAAAATTTTGGAGTAAAAATGTCAGTTTCATTGCCTACCGCATATCAGCAAGTAATTCATAAAACACGTTATGCGAGGTGGATGGAACAAGAAAATAGAAGAGAAAACTGGGACGAAACAGTTGCTCGCTATTCAGACTATATCTTTGATGCTCTAGATAGACACAGTAATTATAAGATGTCTGATAAGATAAAGAATCAAATCTCAGAGGCTATTTTAAAAACTGATGTTATGCCATCAATGAGAGCCTTTATGACGGCAGGACCTGCCTTAGAACGTGATAATACCTGCATCTACAATTGTGCTTACATGCCAGTAGATAGTCTACGATCTTTTGATGAAGCAATGTATATCCTTATGTGTGGAACTGGTGTTGGTTATTCTGTTGAGTCAAGATATGTAAATCAGCTTCCAGAAGTTTCAGAACACTTTGAGACCACCAGTTCTGTAATCGTTGTAGAAGACTCTAAGGCTGGTTGGGCTAGATCCTTAAAAGAACTTCTTGCATTACTTTGGCAAGGTCAAGTTCCAACATGGGATATGTCACAGGTTCGTCCTGCAGGTGCTCGTCTAAAAACATTTGGTGGTCGTGCTTCTGGTCCAGATCCACTAGATAGATTATTTAAGTTTTCTGTTGCTCTTATTAAGAGTGCAGCAGGTAGAAAGTTAACTCCACTAGAAGCACACGACATCATGTGTAAGATTGCAGAAGTTGTAGTTGTTGGTGGTGTCCGCCGTTCAGCAATGATCTCACTATCAGATCTTGAAGATAGAAATATGGCAGCAGCAAAGTCTGGCTCTTGGTGGGAGTACTCAGGTCAAAGAGCTCTTGCAAACAACTCAGCGGTATATAGCACTCGTCCAACAATGGAAGTGTTTATGGATGAATGGAAAGCCCTATATGACTCAAAGTCTGGAGAGCGTGGAATCTTTAGTCGTGAAGCAGCACAAAGAGTTGCAGCAAAAAATGGTCGTAGAGACTCTACAGTAGATTTTGGAACCAATCCATGTTCAGAAATTATTTTGCGTCCATATCAATTTTGTAACCTAACAGAAGTAGTCGTTCGTGATACAGATACCTTGGAAGATCTAAAAGCAAAAGTTGAAATTGCAACTATTCTTGGAACAGTACAATCAACATTTACTAGATTTAAGTACCTTCGTAAAATTTGGCAAAAGAATTCTGAAGAAGAAAGATTACTTGGTGTTTCTTTAACTGGTCAGCTTTCTCATAGAGTTCTTAACGGTTCTGAAGGTATGGACAAATTAGCAGAGTGGCTAGATGCTTTGCGTGAGCATTCGGTAAAGGTAAATGAAAAATGGGCAAAGGAAATTGGAATTAATCAAGCAGCAGCAATTACTTGTGTCAAGCCTTCAGGAACCGTTTCTCAGTTAGTTAATTCTTCGTCTGGTATGCATCCTTGGCACTCACAGCAATATGCTCGTACTATTCGTGGAGACATGAAAGATCCAATTACAGCATTTCTTGTTGACATGGGTATTAAGCATGAACCAGATGTAATGAAGCCAAACGATACAATGGTTTTCACTTTTCCAATTGCTGCACCAGAAGGTGCAACGCTTCGTGAGAATCTAACCGCAATTGAACATTTAGATATTTGGTTAGCTTATCAGCGTCACTGGGCAGAGCATAAGCCTTCTATTACTATTTCTGTAAAGGAAAATGAATGGATGGCAGTTGGTGCTTGGGTCTACGATCATATTGATGAGATGTCAGGAGTTTCATTCTTGCCTTATTCAGAGCATACCTATCAACAAGCTCCATATCAAGAAATATCAAAAGAAGAATATAATGTTCTTGTTTCAGAAACCCCATCAGATCTTGATTGGAAATGGCTAGAGATTTATGAAACATTTGATGGAACTACAAGTGTTCAGGATCTTGCTTGTGTTGCAGGTGCTTGTGATATAAGTGATTTTGGTACCGCTAAACCTGTATAATGTATAAGAGGTTCTTATGTCATATTCTGCTCTTATATTAAAAGATTCCCCAGAGGTGTTCTGGGATCTAAACATGAACACAGGAACTACTGTAAAGTCAGATCCATTTGTAAGTGATTCTGCGTACAATGGAACAGCTTTTACTTTTTCAAGATCAGCCGTACCAATTACATATGGTGGAATAGCTTGTATTCAAAATAATGGATCTTATACTGAAAATTATTCATCAAATAATAAAATTTTTAGTATACCATCTTTGGGAAAATTTTCTTCATCAACTAGAGGAAACTTTTATTCTTTAGAGTTTTGGATGAATCTTTCAATTCCTACAAAATCTCTTTCTTCTGGACCAACATCAAGATTAGGTGAGTCTAAAATTGTTGGGGTTTCTGGAAACTCCTTGTCTGGTCTTTATGTTAGAGATTTAGACTATTTAGTTTTCAAGATAGGGGATTCTGGATTTAAAGTTTTTGAGTCTTCTGTCCACGTCAGAGAATGGAATACTCCCCTTCATGTTTTAGTTGTTTATGATGCTGGTTCAATTCAATTGTTTGTTAATGGTGTTGCTGGATCAAAAACAACAATAACTGAAGAAATATTTGGAGCAGCACAAACAAGAACAATAGATTTCCTTTTTCCAGATAGAATGAATAGCTCCTCACCGTATTTTGATAATATATCTTACGACACTGTTGCTATTTATGCACAGGCATTAGGCTCCTCAGTAGCAAAAAGACACTACGTCTATGGTTTGGGATATGATGTACCAAAATATTTAATAAAGAGTGCTGGTGGTGTAAGCTATGAAACAAATCTTCAACTTACAGCACCAATAAAACAAATAAACTATTTAGACTATAATACTTGGTCAAACTCAATATCATTAAACAACTTGTTGTCAAACAATGATGGGCTATCTACACTTAATTTTAATAATCAATCTTTAGTTCTTTCGTCAGATGATTCACAACTACAAGAAGAAAATATGATATCTTCTTCTGGATATGTGGTTTTTCCTAGTAATGGATACACTTATTTAGAAGTAGCAGACCATGAATCAATAACTTTAGGTGAAACAAAAAAAATTGAAGCTAAGTTTAAATTGCTTTCTGGTCACTCTACAACAGAAGAACAGCAACTTATGTATATAGGATCAAAATCTTTAAATACAAAATACATTAGCGTCTTAATTGTAAATAAAACTGTAACCGTAAAATATAAAGAAGAAAATGGATCAGAGACCACTTTGCTTACGCAAGAAATAGGATCTTCTTCCAGTGACTTTTTTGTTTCTCTTGCTAAAAATGGAAAAGATGTTTCCATTAGGGTTAACGATTCTCTTGGAAACGGTTCTACTGGAACAATTACAGATTGTAATATTTTTCCAATTCAAAACTCATACATAAGATTTGGCACATATCCAATATTTTTTGGAAAAACTTCACCAACAAATATAGAAAAAGAGCAAACTGGAAGATTTGATGGCGGTTTAGAACAAGTTGATATATATGACTCAACTTCTGTTACAGCAAACTGGGCTTCATATCCAACTAAAAAAGTACCTAACTTGTATCAACTTTATGTTAACCCAGAAACTAGAAAAATTTCTATTGCTACAAAAGGAACATTTAACCTAACACTAAGCCTACTTGAATTAGTTGGAATGGAGGCGTTTGATAAAACTGTTGGAGACATAAAACTTGCTCCGAAGGTTGATATTGGATCTAACTGTTCAGAAATTACCTATACGTTAAATAAAATAGTAGATAATGTAGTAACAGCCATTGAGACTAACAAGGATATTAATTTATTAAGAATTCCATATGGTATAACGAGTACAGTAAAAGCACAAGAACTTCAGTACTTAGTTTCTGGAACTCTTTATTCAACTGATGCAAATAATACACCTGGTCATATTGATCATTTTAGAATTTATACATATCCAGTTGGAGTAGAGTCTTCAAAAAACTATGTAGAAGTAAATGATAGTTCTCCTGGATCAAATATTAAATATTTTTCTGGATATAGTAATAGCGTGAATCATCCATTTTTACTTCTCCCAGAAGTAGAACAAACAACAGACTTGCATAGGTCTTTTTTTACTGGAGTTCCCGTTGGTGGTGCTTGGAGTAATGCAAGCTTTGTTTTGCCAAACGGATCTACAGTATCTTCTGTAAATCCTTACATAAAAATACCATGTGATGTATTAACCGTAACTGACCTAACTCCTAAAATTTATGAAGTAATGTTTACTGCAAGACATGTTTCTGGAACAGCAAGTCAGGTAGAGCTTTTGAGAACAGCCGAAACCTCACCTTCACACACCATAACATTAGGCACTCCAGAGCCAACTGGCGTTCAGCTATATATAAATGGAGAAAGATATAGTAGCAGTGCAACCTATAACTTTAGCAACTGGAATCATTTCTGTATAAAATTTACAGCTGGAATTGCATATAATAGCAACTTGTTTATGGGGTATGCTGGTGCGTCTTGGGTTGCAGATAACATATCAGTAATTCTCACTGACCTTGCTCCTTCAAGAATAAATTATTTTTATGAGTCCTACTTTGGAACTATTGCAGAAAGAGTTCCAGTTGGTCAAAGTTCATCTTATATGAATTTTGTTTTAAATGACACAGAGACATCTGACGGAACGCACATTTATCAAAAACTTGGAAATCAAACATCTTTCTTATCTAGATCTCTTTGTCCAAGATTGTCTTCAACCACAAATGTCGCAATTACATATGTTTCAGGAAATAACTGGAGACTTAACTATTTTGGCAACAGAGACTTATTGAAATTAGATCAGGTAGAGATGGTTTTAAACGACTATATTCTTTTAAAAAATCAAACTACCCCTAGTCAAAATGGAATATATCAAGTGTCAAGTGTAGTATATTCTGGTGCCCCAAGCCAACTACATTTTGTTCTTACCAAGCAAACTGCACTTTCTGATGGAACCGTAGTTTTTGTAAAAGAAGGTTGGCAAAACAGAAGCACTTATTATTTAAAATCTACCGTTTCTTCAAATCAATCATTTGGTCAGATTATTACACAGAAAAAATATGTTGCATATAACTCAGATACTGCAAACATTGAAGCAAGAGTTAGATACTATTAGATACTTTGCTTAATTATTATAAAAATGGTATCATGGTGGTATGTCAAATACAAAAAATAAAGTAAATGCTGTAGAAAGCAAAGCAGAATATGGAATCTATGTCTGGATATTGCCAAATGGCGAACCATTTATGGATGATAGTGGTAATACACTAAACGTTCCTTCTAGAAAATATGATATTTCAAAAATGAAATCCCTAGCTGACGCAGCTGCTTATTGGGGCAAACCAGAAGGTGAAGCAAAGTTTATGCCTGGAGTTGGAAGAGTATCCGATGATCAGTCAAGAGAAGATCACGAAAGAATGGCTGAAGGTTTGACTCCTTATGGAGATACAGAAAACTGGAGAGAGGTAATTCAAAATGCAAGAAATTAACGGCTCTGATGTCAGTATGCTTTCTGTAAAAAAAGCAGAAAATGACTTTACAACCTCTAAAGATGATTTTAACCAACCTGCTGATGAGGTAATGAAGCTATCTGGATTAAGCCATAATTTTAGAAGAGCTGCCAAAAGAAAGATTGAAAAGGCAGATAACAACAGCCTTACTGGAGATGGATCTTCTTCAAAGCAAATAGTTCCAGATAAGTATGGATACGGAATCTTTGATGTCGTTGAAGCTCCATACAACATGAATTCTCTTTCCAGAATATATGAAGTTTCTGCAGCAAACTTTGCTGCAATTAATGCAAAAGTTTCAAACGTTGTTGGTCTTGGATATTCTCTAGACCCATCACTTAGTGTAATGCAAGCACTTGAAGACATTAATGATCCAGAAAGATTAAGTCGTGCAAGAAAAAAAATTGATAGAGCAAGAGAATCTACAATTGAGTGGCTAGAGTCAAGAAATGACGAAGATACTTTTACTGCAACTTTAATGAAAGCCCTTATTGATAAGGAATCAACTGGTAACGGATATCTTGAAATTGGTAGAACCACAACTGGTGAAATTGGATATATTGGTCACATCCCAGCTTCTACTATTCGTGTTCGCCGTCTTCGTGATGGATTTGTTCAGATAGTAAATGGAAAAGCAGTATTTTTTAGAAATTTTCAAGACGTAAGTCAGTCTAATCCAATTGGTGACGATCCTCGTCCAAATGAAATTATTCACCTTAAAACCTATACTCCAACAAACACTTATTATGGAATTCCTGCAATTGTTGCAGCAAAAAATGCTATGGCTGGTAATGAGTTTGCTTCCAAGTTTAACCTTGAATACTTTGAAAATAAAGCTGTTCCAAGATATGTTTTTTGGATTAAGGGAGCGAAGCTTTCAAGAGACGCTGAGCAGAAGCTATTTGACTTCTTTTCTAATAATCTTCGTGGACAAAACCATAGAACAGTTGTTGTTCCCCTTCCTGCAGATGATGGAAATGGAAATAAAGTCGAAGTTAAAATGGAGGCAATTGAAAATGGAATTCAAGACTCTTCCTTTAATAATTATAGAAAGTCTAATATTCACGAAATTTTAATGGCTCATAGGGTTCCAATTTCAAAGATTGGAAGCATGGAAAACATTTCTCTTGCTAACGCTCGTGAAGCAGATAAAACCTTTAAAGAACAGGTTTGTCGTCCAGAACAAGATGCTCTTGGAAAATCCATTAATAGGCTTGTTGCAGAAAAAACAGATATGTTTAAGCTAAAGTTTAACGAGCTTACCCTTACAGACGAAGACACTCAGTCAAAAATTGATGAAAGATACCTTAGAATGCAGGTTATTATGCCTAACGAAGTAAGAGCTAGACTTGGAATGTCGCAACTTCCTGATGGAGACACACCAGTTGTTCTTAAGCCACAACAAGCAGCAGAACAAAGAACACAGGCTTCTGGAAATAGGTTGAGGGATCAACAAAGAGATGCAAATGCTGCAGATACTGGAACTGGATCAAGAGCTACTCAGGGTGACGGAAGACAACAGCAATAATAACACTATAATAAGAAAAGTGTTATATAATTGAAATGCTATGGTAGATTTACAAAAAGCTTCTCTTACTACCAATGGTCAACAAATCACATTGACCATGCCTATCTCAAAGGTAGACGTAGAAAAGAGAATCGTATCTGGGTTTGCAACACTTGACAATGTTGATCGTCAAGGAGACAGGATTACATCCGAAGCATCTCGTAAAGCATTTGAAAGCTTTAGAGGAAATGTGCGATTAATGCACCAGCCAATTCCAGCAGGAAAAGTTGTAAACTTTAGAACAGAAACCTTTTTTGATATGGAAACAAACAAGCAATATAGTGGTGTGTACGTTGATGCTTATATTTCAAAGGGTGCAGATAATATTTGGGAAATGGTCCTAGATGGTACGCTTACTGGATTTTCAGTTGGCGGAAATGTAAAAGACTCAGAACCAGTACTTGATGCAGAATCACAAAAAACAGTTAGAATAATTAAAGACTATGATCTAGTAGAATTATCACTAGTTGATTCCCCAGCAAATCAACTAGCAAATATTTTTTCTATTCAAAAAACAGATCATGGCAATGTTGCTGATGGAATTTTTAATAAGTCAAATATCCAAAATGTATTTTGGTGTGAGGCAGATAATCTAGCCTATACTGGATCCGAAGAAACTCACAAGTGTGCAAATTGCAATTGCGATTTAAACACCATTGGCTGGGTTGACGAGGTAGATGATTCTTCAACAGCTAAGGCAGTTTTTGCAATGGTAAAAGCAGCAAATGTTGTAACAAATGAAGATACTCCAAACAAGTATCCAGAGCAAAATGAAGAGATGTCAGACATTCAAACTGACGCTGATGAGGATGACCTAAATAAAAGAAAATTTAATGTTGGCGATTTTGTACAATGGGGTTCATCTGGAGGAACAGCTCGTGGTAAAATTACAAGAATAGTAACTAGTGGTAAAGTTGTTGTGCCTAATTCAAGCGTAACAATCACCGCTACTCCTGAAAATCCTGCTGTAGCAATTACAGTTTATCAGGAGTCTAACGGTTCTTGGAAACCAACAGATATTAGAGTGGGACATAGAATGAATACCTTGAGAGCATGGAGCACAAAGGTGAAGAAAGTTTTCGGTATTCCAACAAAAGTTTTACTATCCAATGAGGTAGTAAATAAGGCAATTGAGACTGATACTCAGTCAGTTGCCAACCAAAACAACGAAGGAGGTGTTGAAGTGGCTGAAAACATTGAAACTACTACAGATGTAGTAGAAGAAGTAGTTGTTGATGAAGTTATTGAAGAAGTTGAAGCAGTTGAAGCAGAAGAATCTGTAGAAGCAGTTGAAAAGTCCGATGTAGTAGAAGAAACAACTGAAGAAGAAGCTATCGAAACAGTCGAAGAAGCTGCATCAGAAGATGTAGCAGAGGCAGACGCTTCCACCGAAAATGGTGAGGCATCTGACTTGGAGAAAGCCCTTAACGAAGTTAAGACTTTTGTAGAGGAAATCGTTGCAAAGAGCACAGTAACAAATGTTGAGTCTGTAACAGCAGTAGCTGGAACAGTGGCAGAAGTAACAAAGGCTCTTGGTGACAAGATTGCAGAAGTTGAAAGCGGATACGCAGAGGTTAATAAAGCTCTTGCAGGAATCTCAGAAGTACTCTCAACTCTCTCAGGAAGAGTAGAGTCTGTAGAGGCAGATACTGCAGTAAAGAAGTCTGGTGAACTTGGTGAATCATCAGATAAGACAATCACTAAAACCCAATCAACTTGGGGCGGACGCTTCCTCGGCACCGCAGAAATAATTTAAAAGGAAAAGTGGGTGAAAAAATAATATGAGCGACAATATTTTAGAAAAGGCTGCAGCTAGCGGTACAGTTCTATCTCCATTGGAATCCCCAGGCAATATGACTGCCGAAGGTAACTCAGGTGACGCAGGTGGTGTTCTAAATCCAGAACAATCCCGCCAATTTATCGACTATATTTTTGACGAGATGGTTCTCGCCAATGATGGTCGTAGAGTAGTTATGAGAGCTAACACAATGGAAGTAGACAAGGTTCGTGTAGGTTCACGTTTGGTTGCTAAGGCAACTCAGGCAGAGCAGACAGGATCCAACGCAGCTCCAGCATTTACAAAGATCGAACTTACAACAACTAAGTTCCGTCTAGATTACGAACTTTCGACAGAATCCCTTGAGGACAACATTGAAGGTCAGCAACTTGAAGATCACATTGTAAGATTGATGGCAACTCAGTTCGGTAACGATCTTGAGGACATTGCTATCAATGGTCGTCCAGCAACATCAGGCGATGGTACCTACAATAACACATTGGCAGGTTTCATTCGTCAGACTCTAGACACATCTTACACAGGTGCTCACGAAGCTGCAGCAGCTGCTGCAACTATGACAAGCATCTGGGAGGCAACTCCAGATTCAGGTGATGGATCTGTTGCAACTCTGTCTCTTGAAGCTATCGAAGCAGTGTACAATGCACTACCTCGTAAGTTCAAGGCTCGCCGTCAGGACCTAAAGTTCTACATGAATAGCAAGCATCTTCAGGAATTGATCTCAGCACTTCGCAGTGTTGGTTCAGTACCTGAGCAGGTTGCAACCCGTGTAATTGATGGCGTTCTTCCACAGATCGGTGGTCCAGCAGGAGCACAATACATGATCTTTGGATTGCCAGTACTTGAAGTACCTTTGTACCCAGATAACTTCGTTGACTTGACATTGCCAAGCAACCGTATTTGGGGCTTCCAGCGTGATGTCACGGTTCACCGTGAGTTCAAGCCTAAGAAGGATACCGTAGAGTACACAGTATACGTCCGTATGGGTGTAGCTCTAGAAGAGAAGTCCGCTATTGCATATGCAGTGCGTACAGCTTAATCTATAACCGTTGGAAGGGTCGCAGGAAACTGCGACCCTTTCATCATTTATTGAGGTATAATTAGTCTAGGAGGATTTATAAATGTTTGATAAAAAATCAGTATTTGAACTAAAATCTATTTGTAAAGTTTTAGGAATTGAAACACAAAAGAATTCAAAAAAGATTGAGCTCTTAAATGCCATTAAAGAAACTGGTTTATCTGATCAAGAAATCCTTGATGCCATTGATAAAGCCTTTGACTATAAAGAAGCAGATAAAACAGAGACTCAGGTAGAGGTTTTAACTAAAGAAGAGCCTACTGAAAAGAAACAAGAAAAAGTTTTGTTAAAGATGGTTCACCCAAGAGGTGCTTTAAATGTTGGAAACGGAATAGTATTCACATTTGAAGAGCCTTTTAAGTTGTTATCAAAAGCACAAGCTGACGATATAATTAGAAGAGCAAAAGAAGAAGTAAGGGAGGCTACGCCAGAAGAACTTGCGTTCTTTTATGGAGTAGATTTATAAAATGAAGGAATACCTCAGAACCGATGGGGAAGAACTAAGTATTACATATACTGCCCCAGCAGGTACTGACTCTGTTGTTTATACTATCACAGACTTAGATTTTAATGAGGTTCTCTTTGCAGATGAGGCAACTTTAATTTCTGGGGTAAATTTTTCTATTGATATCCCATCAGATATTACAGCATATGATAGAAAACTACAAATTGATTTACAGATTGTGGATGCAGGATCTTACTCAGAAGATATTCTTTTTGCATCACTAGTTAGACCATACTGTAATATTGATGAATTAGCCTCAGAGCTTGGCTTAACTATTAGCTCCACCCCAACTGGCTCTGGTCAAATAAAAAGATCAGACCTAGAAAGACTCGAAAAACGAGCAAGATTTTTAATTAATAAGATAACAAATGATAAGTTTAATTTTGAATACAAAAGCATCCTAACATATGGTCAAAACGCAGACACCCTTTACATTGGTGAAAGAATTGAAACATATGACAAGATTGTTAAAGATGACGAAATTGTATATGACGTAACAGCAGATCCAGAAATTAACTTATTAGATTATCCAGTATCAGTATCAAAAAGCAAGTATCACTTAAAAGTATATGATGTTGGAACAAATGTTTCAGAATCTACGCCATTTAGAATTCTAGATCCGTATGGAGTTTTTGAAAAGAACAGCACATACCTAGTTCGTGGAGAATTTGGATGGAAGTATGTTCCAGAAGACATTAGAGAAGCAGCCATTCTTATAGTAGAAGACTTAAGATGTGCAGATTTTAATTATAGAAATAAGGGACTCAAGTCTGTAAAGAACGAATCCTTTGATATTCAGTATTCGGATTCAATATCATTGGGATCGGGAAACCTACTAGTAGATTCATTCCTACAGGATTACAAACGATTTGATTTAATGGTGATCTAAATGACATGTATCGTTGGAACAGCATACACAATGACAGCAGATCTATATACCGCTACGATGACAC